GCTTGTCATAGTCGTACCCTTTGCTATCGACACGGTATCCTACTGACAATCCATCTATCGCACCCATCTTCATAAGTTCGTAGACTTCTCTGCCCTTCTGAGTGCCCATAGCTAAACGACCTTTGACATATAAACCGTCTGCATCTTCTTTGACCATATCGAACACACCTATAGGCTCTTTGGTGTCGTGCTGATACAGCATCTTAATTTTCTTTGCACCTTTTCTTCGGAGAGAACGCATAAAAGCACCTTTCTCTACTACGTCATTGCCTAAGTCTTTGTTGCCAAAGACAGAAGCATAACCTTCGAACATACCTTTTTTCTTTTCCTTATCGTCATCGTCTTCGTCTTCACCGTATGCTTTTGTATCTTCTATAAGGGTGTATTCGGCTTCAAGGTCTAAAATATCTTCGAAACTTTTCTGCTCTATTTCTGTTTCATCATTCATTTTGCTGTCCTTATCATCAAATGCTGTACTGCATATTGCCACTCTTTGACTGTTGTCACTGTACTCCTGTTGCATGATATCAGATGATAAGCAACGGCTCATAAACGCTTCCCTACTCTCGCCTGTTGTCGGTTTTGGTATAGGCATAATGTGCATCATATTAGCATATTTAGTAGATTTCAAGCTTGTAAATACAAAAAAAAATAAGCCTAAAACACCAGGAACTACAAAAAAAAGTAAAAAAACATTAAAAAAGTGTTTGACTACTACAATAAAGTGTTTATATTAATAGATATGAAAACGAATCACTTTAACACAATGGGAGAAAAAAAGATGATTAACTTTGTAAACGGACATGAATACACAGGAATTAACGTAACTACACTTCTTGACCTTGACTATAACGAAGGAGACGAGTTTTGCACATTCAGACAAGCTCTTGATTTCTACAAGATCAAAGGCAAGCAGATGAAAGGCACAAAGACTGTAGCAAGCTTAGTGTTTATGTCAGAGGACGAAGAAGAAGATAAAGAGACCAAAGAGGTAAGCAAAAAGAAAAAGAAGAAGTACTTCAGAGTTTTCGAGAGAACTTCTTTAGAAGCAAAATTAGCAGAGAATGGAGTGAGGGTTTAACCCTCACTTCGAGAATGGGAGAAAGAAAAATGGCTAAAGGAATTAAAGGTAGAGGTAGAACTCACAGCACTTCAAGAGCTTGGGAAAAAGCATTGAAGAAAAATGGTAACAAGAAGAATAGAGCAAAAGCTAAAAACGCTCTTAGAAATTATTAATCAGAAGGAGAAGAAAAATGGAAGTAGCAGTTAGATCACAGTTGGTTCACACAAGACACTTCAATAGAAACGTAGCAGAAGCTTTTGAAATAGTTTGTGAAGACGAATATGGTTATAGATGGACTCTAAATAGATTTGCCACTCTCAAAAAAGAAGAAGCTGATAGAAAGCTTTCCCAGATACAGGCTCACTTAAATAATGGTGGTTCTTTAAACCTAGATCATTGGACTACCACAGAGCCTAGATACGGTTCAGAAGCTTATTGTTCGATGAACGAGTTTTAACGAAATACAAAAAAGAGTAGTTGGACATCAAAAAAGTGTTTGACTACTCTTTAAAATTGTTGCATAATAATTATATGAAAACGAATCACTTTTTTAAAATGGGAGAAAACAGAATGGAAAAAGAGATTACAGAATTCGAAGTAACTAACGAGAAGCAGTGTGATACTTTTGCTCAGTTAGAAGTAAGAGAAACTAAGCCTACCAAGTACAAAGGTGAAGTCGCTACTTTTTGTTACAAGGTGCGTTGGATTTTTTCTTACAGCCGTTTCGTACCTAAGTTCGTAGACAAGTATGCAGAAGTTACTTTGAAAGATGGCAGAGTGATGCCTTTGATTAGAGTTCAATTGAAGAGAGACACCAAGAAGTTCAACGACCTTGTGTGGTCTTTTCACAAAGCTAGGCAGTCTAGCTAATCAACAGGGGGGGGAGACCCCCCCACAACAATGGGAGAAGTCGATGACTACAATTCGCAAAAACACCAAACACATCAAGACCCCTCTACCGAAAGGTAGACCTCTTGGTAAGAAGTGGAAGAAGGCACAGCTTTTTTCCATGACCTACTGCCCAGACTCATTGGGTGGAGATCACCGTTCTATCTGGGCACTCGTTGGGCACAAGTGGGTGCACTGCTCCACTAGCCAACTGTGCAAGTCTGGTGGCAACCGTAAAGCCACTGTATCTCGACAGGCTTGGGAGAAGCTTGTCTCAACCAAAAACAACACCGTGCAGGTGCTTGCTTAACACAGGGGGGGGATTACCCCCCCAACCTAATGGGAGAAAAAAATGGTAAAATTAAAAGGTGGCACTCTTGAGTTCATGGGCAATGTTTCCATAAACGACAACTTCATAAATGAAACCTACAAACGTATCGTAGACTGGGTGGAGAGGGAGCACGGTAAGACTCTTACAGAGCAGGAGAAGCAGGAGTGCATGGAGAGTGCCAAGACAATATCTCAACGAGAGTCGATGGGCAGGATTTATAAAAACAATATATTTACCGTCAACTTTTACAATGGCAGTAGTGCCGATGACATGGTGCACCATGAAGAGCTTAAGGGAAAGTGTGTCTGGCTCTCAATCAAGAGAAACGATAAGACCACTAGGATTGAGTGGTTCGATAAGATGCAGATAGTCCGTGCTCTACTAGGAGATGACTGGATGGGCATTGAGTTGTATCCCCCACAGAAGTTTATGGTAGATACAGCTAACCAGTATCACATCATCTGTATCCCACCAGAGTATGTAGATGATTTCCCATTCGGATGGAAACACCGTGAGATCAATAGCACTAATAGTAAAGGTGGTTATCAAAAATTAGGTCAAACCTATCGAGGAGATTAATTATTTATTTCTTATAATGTTTACTGTATAATTCGAACACCCCTGCCACCTGCCTTCGGACTGCTCGAAATTTGGCAGGGTACACTAATCACCGATGACTTACTCCCATTAGTTGTCGGTGATTTTTTATTTGAGCAATTCAAAAGGATTGTAATGAATGAACGGTATGAAAATTAGATTATCCCAGTCCGTGACTACAAAGAACAGGGAGCATATTAAGATAAGCAATATGAATAAGACTGTCTCTAACCCATCTGGTCTACGGTCTTTTCTCACTTTACTTTTTCGTAAATCTCTTCTTTAACCAGTTTTTTATTTGCTGATATAGCTTTTTTAACTTCTGTAACAAATGTTTCTGCCTTTGCTTTCGTTAGGTTAAGGTCTTTGAAGTATAGGTCTTTCCAGTTATCAAACTTCTGGGCATAGTCCTTTATTGCTTCATTGACCGTTTTGTACTTATAAAAATATATACCACTTACTGTGCCCTTAATATTTTCATTAAGATTCCGAATGCCAAATGTGTTGTTTGTTAATCGCATTAATAATCTCCGTGTCTACGTTTTTGGAATCATTTCTATCTGACGAATGATTTCTTCTATGTGTCCTATCTCTTCGAAATCATCTGGTTCTAATAAATGATACTGACTACGAATAAAATTTACATCTTCTTTTTGTAAATTATCTTTTTTGTCTCGAAGTATTTTTATAAGTGAATCAATTAATTTTGCCATCTTTGATCTCCTGTAAAATTTCTAAAAATTCTGGTGCTACTAAATCTTGTTTCCCTCTGTAATATAAAGAAAAGTTTTCAACAAACCATTCTTTGGTGTTTGTTGTTCCATATCCAGTCGGAGAAGTTGCGTTTATGTTTGTCACTTTATCCAATCTATTTTCTAATGGCTTTTCAACTTGCAAGAAATTTGGTTCTCGATTGTTTAGTTCTACACCATCCTTGATCTTTCTCTTATACAGTTGGTGAATATGATGTCCAATTTCGTGATACCAAACAGATCGGAATTGGTCAAAATAATTAGTTTCCCAACTTTTTATTGAATGTGGTCTTTTTGATATGTCATCTCCCCTCTTCCATGTATTTGCTTCAAGATAATCTTGGGATAGAGATTTACTTTTTAGTTTTGCTTTTATGTCATTGTATTCATCAAACGCTACAAGAAGTGCTTTGTTTTGACTGTCGAAAACAGCTTGATCGTACTTGCCCAATTCTTCATAAGTGCCATTCTCTGTTCCTCTCAGAAGCTCTCGTATTCTTTCCTTTCTTTTTTCTATGAATTCCCCCTTTTGTGCCAATTCTAGTTCTAATTTTTCTCTATTTTTGTCACTTATAGTCTCTATACTCTCTCCAACATTTCTTGAGCCATTTCTTGCAAAAAATTGTGCAATACCCATCACTCCATCGCCCATGTCTGCGTTAAATTGTGTCGTATTAGCAGAGCCTTTAATTCCCCTCAACATTGGTACATCGAATTTTTTACAAAGTTCTTGAGCTTCTGGAATGAGAGCAACAATCATAGATAAATCTCTATCCGTAAGCTTTGCACCAGAGACTTTACCAAAATCCTTATCTGGATTTCTACCTCTAAAATGGTTGATGTTTTTTGCAAGATATCTGTCATCCTTACTGGCATCTCCAAAAATTTTGTTTAGCTGTTTTGTAGCTTCTTTTGTAGATAGCAATTTGACGGAGGTTTCTGTAACACTGTCACGATTTACAACTTTGAATATCCCTGTACTATCGGAAACAGGTGGCTCTGAAACAGTCGGCAATTGTTGGTCTTGTGGTGTATCTTCATCAATCACAAAGTCATCTGGCTCGACATAGAGTATTACACATCGACAGTTAATTACGTTTGCAGGGCCGCCTCTTGGGTCTCCTGCGTGTTTCATCTTGTACGTCACACCTTTATACGGAACATCGAAGTCTGCTTCTAAATCCACCTCAACACCGTTCATAGCACTGTGGTGGCTTCTTGTCCTGTCATCGTTAGTTGATACCCATCTTTTCTTCATGGGCACTTCATAGCTCTCTGCTACGGCTTGATTAGTATAGCTAGATGCGTTGTGTGTCTCTGTCCTTGCTATCAGTGCTGATCTATACCGTGTGAATGGCTCTGACATCTGGGTTCTTATATTCTTGGCAATCTTATCAACCCCAAACCCTTCTACCTGTCCATCAGATATTATCTTGTTTATCTTTGTCCTTGTTGTGCCAGATATTCTAGTAATCTTCGCTCCACCCTGTGTCGTGA